TCAAACCAAAAATCAATACACTTACCAATTCTCAATAGATGAGGTTCAATAGAAGGAGCAATTCTTTGCGTATTATTCATTACTGCATTACCAGCAGCATCAGATACAGAACCTCTCAACCTAACATTAACTAGTGCTTTAAATCTCATTATTCCTCCTCAATTAATTTAGAAAAATCATTCAGCTTTTCAAATCTAAGACAACGCTTAAACTTATCAATAAGTAAATCACCTTTATGTGAGATAACAAATAGATTAGTACCTCCCCCTAACTTTAAAAGTATAGAAAGTAATTCACCTGTAGCAGAAGCATCAAGAGAACTATCAAATACTTCATCGAGTATAAGGAGATTGGTGGCAGCAGAGTTCTTCATACGTGCAACCTCTCTCCATGTGAATAGAAGTGCCAGATCTATCTTCTGCTTCTCACCCTCAGAGAATGATGCATAAGAAAACTCATCACGAAAACGTGACTTGATTACTTCATTAAACTCCTCATCCAGTGTGAAGTTAACAAAGAAATCCATTGTGTGAAGATACTTGTTGATAAGGTTATTGAATACGGGAATGTATTTCTTAATAACCTGCTTCTTAATTCCAGAGTCTTTTAATAAAGATGATACTACTTGGAATTCATCCAACAACTTACTTATACCACTACACTCATCCTGTACTTTTTCCAAATCATCCGAAAGTTCTTTAAGTATCTTTTTCTCTTCATCAAGCTTAGGACTCTTCTGTTGGTTAAGTTCTTTATCGATACCTAAATTTTCCTTTTCCAATCTAACAATATCACGGTCTAAAGATGATATTTCACTACGCAACTCATACAATTCTGCACAAATTCTTTCGAGTTCATCTATAAGTTCCAGAGTTTTCTTAATATTATCTTCATATTTTTTACCATCATTAGTCAATGCCACTCCACTAGTGGTTAAACATCCCATTCTAGTTTCTTTAAACCCATCAGATATCTCTTGTGTACATGTAGGACACTCATCATGAGTCTCAAGAAACTTAATTTCTTTAGTTAGTCTTTTTAATTCGGTTTTTGTTTGAGTTTGCTTGTCTCGCAAGGCTTGTAATTCATCCCTATGTGTTTCTAAACCACTACATGACTTCTCTAAAGACACCTTACACTCTATTTTTAATTGTTTTTGCTTTTCTTTTTCTTTCACTTTAGTTATATTTTCCTTGTATTTGTCTTTCTTTTCTTGGTTTCTAATTGACTTTAGATCTTTTAAAGAATTAATTAACTTTTCCTGTGAGAAAACTCTCTCTTCAGCAATGCTTTTTAAATAAATAGTGTCTTTGTTTTTTGAATTTGTACTACGAACTCTCTCTTTAAGGAGAGTATTCATGTTTGAGAAGACCTTGATGTCCAATAGATCTTCGATAACTTCTCTACGGACAGGGGCGTTGAGTTGCATGAAGGGGACAAATGTGGATGAACCAAGAATGACGACCTGTGTGAAACTCTTGAAATTAAGTTTGAGGACTGTCTGTTCGAGGTACTTTTGTGTGTCTTTGGTGGCAGCATCTTGATCAATGAATTTGTTATTTTTATATATCTCAAAGAGATTTGGTTTTACTCCTCTGAAGACTCTATACTCATCTTTACCTATAGAGAAACAAACCTCAACTTTTAGTCCTTTCTCATTAATACTATTAACAAGTTGACCTCTATTAATTTTACGAAAAGGTTTATTGAATAAAGCAAAGCACAGGGCATCTAACATAGTAGATTTCCCTGCACCATTCGTACCTACAATAAGTGTAGATGCACTATCATTCAATTGTATCTCAGTCCATTGGTCACCAGTGGAAAGAAAGTTCTTCCACTTAATGCTCTCAAAGGTAATCATTCTTTAGGTTCGGTAATAATTGGAGGTAAAATTAAATCGTCTCTAGTGACTATAGCATATGCATACCCAAATTTGTCACAATTAACGGCAACAGCATCAACATCTATTTCCAGTAATTCCAACTTCTTCTTATAGTCTTGTTCATTTAACTGATACAAATATCTTTTAGCATCATCCTCTTCTTCAAACATGTGAACAGTTTTAACGTTCTCATTATTTGGAAGAGCATAGACACCACCAGTATCCTTTTCAGTCAGAATAAACATTAGAGTTCGGATGCTTCCATGTAAAGAGATCTCATAATATTTTTAATATTACTTTTATCAACCTTAAGTTCTATATCATCTATGTAGTTGTCCAATAGAGTAATGGTGTCTTCGGTCTCTACGACCACATCACCACCTTCTATGTCAACACTAAGATCTTCTACAATCTTAAGGTCAGCAAGTCCGATGTCTTGAAGCTGTCTGACAAAGTAATCAAATTTAGTATAGTCACCCTTATCCTCTACTATGAGTTTGACAAAGGTTCCTTTGATTTCTTCTTCATTCGGTAGTACAACTCCATTATTATAATACAACTTATGAAAAGTGTCAAAGGGATTTCTATAAAAAGTAGTTCGGAGAGTTTCTGTATCAAAGACATGGAACCCTCTTTTTTGTCCGTAGTCATTCCAGTATAGTTGATAGGGGTTACCAAGATAATAACAATTATTCTTATTAGATTTAGTATGGTAGTGACCAGAGAATACCTTATTGAACTTACTAAAGATATTCATATCAATACCCTTATCCATTACATGACCTGGATGAGCTTCAAAGCCGTTAAGCTCAAGATGGCCCATACAGACAGGTGCAGTACTTTCTGTGATGCTTCGTAAGGTTCTGTCGTAGTTCTCATCACATATCCAAGGGAGAAATAGAATATCAGTACCGTCATAATTACGGGTGGTAGGTTCATCGATGACATCTATATCGTATCCTCCGAGCAACTCTTCTGGTGAGTTAATTCTTAATGTGTTCTTATAATATATGTCGTGATTGCCAATCAAGGCAGTCATCTTACATCCCAATTCTTTAACAGGGTCAAACCACATCTCCTTCGCTGCTTCCAGAGACATGTAGTTAATAGATCTACGCTTATCAAACGTATCTCCTAAATTTATTATCTCCTTAATACCCGATGCTTTAATAAAAGGTATTACGATGTTACTATAGAACTTCCTATAGTGCTCAACGAAATGGAGATTGTCATTACGAACACCAAAGTGTTGATCTGTTATGAGTAAGATCTTCATCTCTTGGTATTCATTTCTACACGATTTTTTATCTGTGCATAATCTGCATGAGCTTCACCATCAACTGAGAAGACATGTTCATACCCAGACTTCTCAAGTATCTTATCTTTGATATCCATCTGACGTTTCTCTTTAGCAATACGTCTTAGGAATGCATAGTAAACTATCTGTGTAAAATAAGCAAAGGGGTTCTTACTTTTAGCAGGATCAAAATTATCTATGTACTGTATACAATTCTCTATACCATCACAAACCATATCATCCTTATACATGTAGTTGATAAAGTTTGGTCTGTATGATAAGTGTTGTGCTATTTTTAAGAAGCACCCTCCAATGTAATTACTGACACGAGGTTTGGGAAGACCTTTCTCTTGAGCAATAATAACTTTGTCTTTGTACTTTACGATAGCAGCAAGGAACTCAGCATTATTTACATAATGTTCTTTCTTTTTTGCGACTCTCCTCATATGCGTATCCTGTATTGAGTATATTATACTAAGGCTTGACAAGTTTGTCAATCGTGAGTAGGATAACCATGTTAAGGGTTCAGGGATACAGTATCAGCTTTTATATAACTTCTCGAATACCTGTCGGGCTTTATTTATTTTTCCTACAAACCCTTGTGTGTTATCTATATCTGTCTTGCGTCGTGCCGTGCGTTTGTCTTTTATTTCCTGAGTCTCATCATCATCTTTTCTATCAGCATATTCATCTATTAAAAATTTCTCGTACATACTTATAATATGTTTACTCATAGAAGCAACACTAAGAATATCTTTTTCACGTACAATAAAAAACTCTTCATCTGATAACATCATCCACCGATGAAATCCCAATCCTCTCATAATCTTACCCTTACCTAGATCTTGGTTGATGGGTTGTATACAAACTGGGTCTTGTAAAAATGCTAACGTCTCTTGACAATTTTCTTCATTAGTCAATACTGCTTTAGCTAATACCTCTTCTCCACTAACGAGTTTAAACACTCCGTGGAATTCTTCTTCATGTTTAGCATAGTTAATCATAAGATTTGAGTTTGATTTCTACAAGTTCATAATTAAAATTTTCTTCTTTGTAAATTTTAAGTCTCTCAAAGAGATGAAGGAGAGTATAGTTCTTTCCATTATCTCTAGTAATGTCGTCAGCAATATCATATAATGTTGCTACTTCTTTTCCCCTATACTGTCGAAGTACCCTCCCGATAGATTGGAGGTTACGGACTCTGGACTTACTTGGGGAGGCGAAGACGAGGTTGTGCAACCGTTTAATGTTAACCCCAGTACTGAAAGTGCCATAACTGGCAACAATAATTGCATTCGTTTCATTTTCAACTAGACTCCGTATATGTTCTCGGTCATCGACATCCACTCCACCATAAACTAAATGTACTGGTCTGTCGGTATGACTATTTATCATCTCATACAAAGGTAGCCCGTGCTTCTCAACATAGTTGAATAGTACCAATGTGTTTCCCTTAAGGTCACACGCTAAGTTACGGATAAATTTATTACGTTGTTCATGTTCTACAAGGTAATCCATTTCATCTTGATACCCATCAAAGATCTGTTCATCATGTTTAAGTACAAGAACTTTTACTTTTAACTTAGCTACATGTCCCTTCTCCATCAACTCAGATGTCTTAGTAACCTTGGAACATTTACCAAACACACCTTCTAATACTAGTTGATTAGTATCTGAACCATCTAACGTACCAGTAAATCCAATACGATATTTACATCCGTGTAACTTAGACATTAATTTAGTAAGTGATTTAGCTTTAAATAGATGAGCCTCATCACCAATTACAACATCAAACTTATCAAAAAATTTTCTTGGTTCCTTATATAAGGACTGCCAAGTTGATATAACTACATCATGGTCTGTATATTTTTCTTCTCCAGCATATATCTTATGGCAATGGTACTCAGTATTCCAACCATACTCTGTAAAGTCTTTGTACATTTGTTCGACAAGAGACGTAGTTGGTACTATAATAAGTACATTCCTTTTCACATTTACATGAAACCGAACCAATGCATAAATCATTAATGATTTCCCGCTGGCAGTTGGGGACAATAGGAGCCGTCTGTTGTATAGTAGGGACTCGTATATTGCTGAATATTGGTAGTCCCGAACCTTTAATCCCGAAGGCAGACCCAGTGCTTGAACAAATCCAACTACAGACTGAGGAGTTATTAGATCGTTCTGATCCTTGGGATGTCCAAAGTATTGAGATTCCTCGAACTGATACTGATATCCCCTTTCCTTTGCCCAGTCAGTTAGATAATCTACTAAACCGCAATAGATCTCTCCAGTAGCAGGTGAGTATAACCGTACTTTACCATCCCAACCTTTGTATCTCCTCGTTCTTTGCATGTACTTTGCAGAGGGGATTTCAAAGGTAAAAAATTCTGCTGCCTCTTTATGGAGATGAGGCTCCGCTTCAACTTTCAAATAAACTTCATTCTTCTTACGAATAAGGAGGTCCATAAAACCATGCTACAATAGATTTTCTAACTCCAGAGGTGATAGGGCGAACCCTATGCCATTGGTCACCTTGGAAAAAAATAGCAGACCAAGGTTTTGACTTAAAAGTTTTATACCTTGGGTCTGCATCTGGTCTATATATCTCCAAATCAAACTCCCCTCCTTCATAGTCATCATTAAGGAAGAGAGACATACTAATCTTTCTCACCATTCCCCTGACAGGTTTTGGATGTTGATCCACATGCCAGTCATAAAAATCTCCCTCTCCATAGATACCAAATTGTACTGGTTCTATACCATCAATCCTTACATTCCAGTTTGCACTTCTATTAATCTGTTTAGACATACGCATAAGCATAGACAAGAGATCCATATCTCTCAACCACGCTACCTCAGAACTCCTAGTCGATCTTTGACTGCTATGTAATTCTCCTTTAGTAAATTTTAAATCTTGTGATATTGCTTTTCGTACTATGTTAATTGAATGAGTGTTGAAGGATACTTCCTTGTAAAAAAGTCCATAATTCATTATTAAAAACCACTTTGAAATTTCTTCCACTCAATAGCATTTTTAATATGATACGTGCGATTATTAATCATACGCAAAACACCATCTAAAAAGAAGAGCACTTGGTCTATGTATTCAATCTTGTACTTAAGTTTTCCTATATCCTCATCCGCTTCAATAAACATTGATATCTCTTCCTTAGTAGTAAGTTTGAGATCAAATGGTATTTCTTTATAGATGGAAGATGGTGCCTTACCTTTATAATACAACCACTTCTCTTTAATCAGACGTTTCATTTCAATATCCCTTTCCTTTTTCATAAGAGAATATTGATTATGGAACTCCATATACTTCATATGAAGTTGAGGAATTGCTAAGGAATCACTATCATGTAGATCATCATCTAATTTAGAATCAGACTTCCACATGTTCTGCAATGTTTCTAAATTCATAATATAGAAAAAATCAATAGGTTATCGTTTTGTTTGTGAGTTTGTATTTCTGATTTCGTAAAGTGTATATCTGAATGTTGCTGTTGAAGTAAAGTAATCATTATCACCACCAGTAACATCAAATGGTAATGATGATAAACTTACAGGAAACATATCCTTAAATACAACATCGAAATTTGCAATGTTATTATTGTTCAGTACCTGTAGTGTAGCATCTGAAAATCTAGGATCTTCTGAAGGACTATCAGCATACTTGTCTATCCAAACTCTCCTTTCTTTAAATTCTTGAGGAGTTCCCAATGCCCTCATCCAGTTATGGATTTGCATATAATTTCTTAGATCCTCATCAACAATAAACTCAATAGAAAATTCACTGTAACGCATGTTTCCTTCAACTGGGATGGGAACCATACCCCTAGTTGGAATCTCAACTTGTCCTAGTTCTACAGTAGGAATTTCTGCTTTTTGACACAAGAAAGATACCTTTGTAGCTTTATCCAAAAGGAATAAAAATCCTATCGGAGAAAGAAAGTTTCTATTTGTTAATTGGTCTGAGTACCAGTTTGCCATTAGACTATTCTTGTTCCATTAATATTTATGCACCCACTAAAAAAGGACTCCGAAGAGTCCTTTAATTAATTTTTAGTTTTTAAACAAGAATCTCTTTACAGATTCTTTTACAACTGGGTTGATCGGTTTCACATTCTATTAGGCATTCGTAGTAATCATCCAATATTTTATCATGCTCTGATGTATGGTGATTCCATTCTGCCAAACTATTTCGTGAAACTATGTTATGCATACTTATTCTCCTTTTAAACTTTATTCATGGTGTAGAGAAGTTTCAGTGCATCTTGTTTCCTCTTGTGTGTAGGTTTCCCTGACTGCTACTATTTAGTCAGAAGATCAACACAAAGGGGGGTTGTTTTAACAAAAATAAATGCCTATTTTTATATGGGAGTGGTGGGAGTCGAACCCACACTGTAGAGATTTTAAGTCTCTTGTCTCTGCCTTTGGACTACACTCCCTAACGACTCAGGTAGGATTTGAACCTACGACCAACTGCTTAGAAGGCAGTTGCTCTATTCCACTGAGCTACTGAGTCAGATAGGACTAACGGGAATTGAACCCGTTTCACACCGTTATAAGCAGTGGGCATTAACCAATATGCGATAGTCCCTTGTCTTGACTCATGAATTGTAGCACAAAAAAAGAGACCCCCCGAAGGAGTCTCTGATTAGTATATGTAATACTTGGATTACATGATGTTAGCAACTTGTGTACGTCTGTAGTACTTGTTAGCATTCGCTGTAAGAGCACCAGAACCTTGGGTAAGACCACCTGAGAATGGGTTTGAAACCATACCGTAACGAGTCTTAAATCCAATTTTTGGTTGGAAGGTGTCAGGATTAATCGCTCTGACTTGCTGCAATGGCACGTAAGGGCAATAGAATAATCCAGCGTCATAAGGTGAAGTACCTTTGTATCCAGCAACGTAGAAGTGCTTATCAGCAACGTTAGCAGAATAAGGATCAACGTAGACCTTGATCTTACCGTTAAGAGTACCAACTAGAGTTGAAGATGTATCATCTACACCAGTCAAAGCGTTGTTACCTTGTAGACCAGGAGCATAGTCAAGAACTCCAGCCATTCCTAGAGCAGAAGCAACGTCTGCAGAGCAGATCAAAATGTTGCCCTTCCCTCTACGAGTTTGCTGACCGATAGCGTTAGCATCTCTTTCAATCTGGAAAAGAAGTCCTTTGAATTTCTCAACTG